CCACTGATAAGCAGAATCCCAATGCGTGACGTGGGATGCCCGGTCTCCCGTTCCAGCCGTCGCAGGCCGTTCGCGGAATAGAGAATCGGATAGACCTTGTTGCCGATCGTAATGTCTCTTCGTTCTGCCATGATGCCTTCTCTCCTATCAATGCAACGGTGGGGTGCCGTCGCGTGTGTTGTTGTTGCCTACGAACTAGGGAACCGCGGTCCAGCCACCGTTCAACTGGAAGTCCGCGCTGACGACGACCGCGTCCTGATCCGGAGCCGCTTCCGAGATCGACGTGACGACGCACTGTGCGATCTCGACATCGACACCGCGCTCACGCCGACGGAGCCGGACATACTCTCCGTCTCGTGATGCCGCCTTGAGCCGGGCGTAGCCCGACGCTGTGGCGATATACATGTATTCGAAGGAAAGCGTGCTGGTCCACCGGCCGGGGTTGAAATACCCACGGCGGTTTTCCTTCGACGACATGTCGATGGGGTTGGTCTGCTCCGCGAACGTCGCACCACGCTGCGAGCCGACCGTGACGTAGGTGCCTGAGTCCGCCGGGGTCTCGACCTGGACGAGCACGTCCGAGCCGTTCATTTCCCCGTTCGGGCCAAGGGCATAAGGTGAAGTATTCGGCATTGCTCCTTTTCCTCCTAACCGTTTCTCTTGATGAGATTGTAACGTGCGGTGACAACGCGACCGTAAACCTGATCGTCAGTTGGCGCGACGATCGGACCGCTCACCACCGCGATGAGCGGACCGTAACCTGAGACGGTGATGTGCTGTCGATGGAGCACGTCACGCACGAGCTCCGCAACGTTCTGCACCACACTCGGGTCGCCAGATTCAAAGTCATACGTAAAGATATCGTGCAGCACCTCCCTGCCTAGCGTAGTCTTGGTGTCCCACGGCACGTCACCGATCGCGTCGTCGATGACGATATACCGTGCGACCGCGTCTCCAGGAATCCTCGACCGCGTGAAGATCGCGGGCTTCGACATGTAGGTCGAAATCTGGGACGTGATCTCCGTAATGCTCGCGAGCCGCTCGTAGATGCCGTCCTGCACTTGAGTCATCGCGCACCCAATATCTGCTTGATGCGATCTCTGTTACGATAGAAGCCCGGACGAATGAACGGCCGCGGTGCCTGCGTGTAGTTCCGGCCGAGCGAATCCTTTCCGGCGAATCCGAGTTCGAGCCGTCGTCCGTAGACAACGTTGGTGCCGACGACGCCGAAGATCTGGTTCCCCTGCCGAATGGTCTTACCGAAGATGCTATTGAACAAGCGAGCCGTCACTTTGCGCGGTGGCTGACCCGGAGCCGACGGATGCGTGCCTCCGGGGTTGCCAACGTTCAACGAGACCTTGATGTCTCCCTGCACCAGCACCACGGCCTGCTGCATCCGTCGCTCAGTGATCTCCAGAGCGGCTTCCATAATCCCTTCCGGGTTCCACTTCGTGATCCTAGGCACTGGCCTTCTGCTTCTGAATCTCTTCAAGCATCACGCGCGTGTGATGCTGGAGCGACGGATTGTTTACGCCGGTCACGCGGTAGCGACGCGTGTCGATGGTTCCGTTCTCCAACACGATGTTGGTCACCACGTCCTCGCGCGCAATGTCCACACCCGGTTGAAGGTAGCCGACGGGTCCGTAGTAGGTGACCCACTGTTGCGCCTCGGTCTGCTCCCGAGACGAGCCCATGGACAGACGAAAGAGGATCCCGCTGTGGAGCGGAGCATAGTCGTCTCGAAAGCGACCGCTGCCGAGATCCACCGGCGAGATCCTCTCCACGTCTGCCCGGTGCACGAGCAGGTGATCAATGCTTGGAGGCATTAGACGATCCTCGCCCACTTTTGCAACCCGGCCGTAACCATCGGCGGGAGCCCGTAGTTGTCGGCCGCGAGGAACGGAGCCGACGCATACGCGGCTGACCAATCTCCGAGTCGCTCACTGGTGATGCTGGTATCACGCTTCACCCAGAGATACCAACTCTTGACGGTGTCCAGGCACCGGCGTTCTAGATCCGCTGGCAACGTCTGGCAGGTGAGTCGGTGGAACCCACTCGCGGTCTCGTCCACAAGCGTGCTGGCGACGACCAGCTTGGTCGGAGTCCGTGATACCACGGTGTGCTTGCCGTTGTTCGCAGCATTGGTAAAGCCGGTTGTGCGGATCACCTCACCCGCCACGATGATCCCGAAATACTCGTCATCGTCTTCCGGCAGATTGAAGCTGTTGTCGGCCGCGGCTGCACTCATGGTGCCGCTCGCGACGAGGTTGTCACCGGGCATCAAGTAGCCACCGGTGTAATCGACGTGCCAGTCCTGCCGACCAGCCATCGGTTGAATCTCGGTCTCGATCCACGTGCGACGCGGTTGCGTGCTCGTGAACAGATCCTGACGAAAAAGGAAGCCCGCACTCGGATCATGCAGGCTCCATCCCGCATCTTGATCGAACCCGGACGCCGGGCTGACGACTACGCCTTTGTAGCGCACCTCGTCCACCTCCACCAACGGCGTCCGGTCCAACGTTAGAAGCGTGCGATCATAGCCTTCGAGTTTCTCCGTGACGGTTTCGCGAGCGAATGCCCGATCACAGTAGGACACGATCGCGGCTGAGGCATCCTCGATCATCCGCGACAACACCTCGTCACGCGACTCGATCACATCCGTCAGCGAGAGCTCTGACTTGACATGCGCAAGCGTAGTGAAGTTGGTGGTGCGCGCCTTCTCAATGACTACGATCATCTGGTCCTCCGACTACTTCCGGCTGCTGACGGTCGTCTGCCGGTGCTGTGGCACTTCCGGATTCTTCTGCGTCTTCGGATCCGGCGGTGTCTGACTCTTCGCCACGTCGTCCTCCTTGTTGGGGAGGGTGATCGGCTCAGCGATCTTCTTCGACACGAGCCACCGCTCGTGCTGCTCGCTGAAGGTCGCGACCTCTCCCTCGTTGTAGGTGTGATAGTGCTTCAGAAACTTGACGCTCATTGCCCAACCTCCAGACCAACGGGAACCTGACGGCCTTCCGTCACGGTCTCCATCAGGATATTGTGGAACTGTTCTGCGACCGCTTCCCAGTTGAACTGCGGCTCTCGCGCGCGAGCGAGCGCGAGCTCGCCCAATTCCTTACGCTTGGCTTCGTTCTTGTAGAGCTCGTCGATCGCTTCCACGGTCCCGTTGAAGTCGATGACTCCTCCGATGGTGTTGATGGCGTTGGGCGTCACCTCGTAGGCGGTGACTGGAACGAACCGTGCGGCTCCCTCGGCCCACTCACCGAGAGCCGCATACTTCGGCATGATCTGCGGAATGCCGCAGGCCATCCCCTCGTGCGCGGTGAGTCCCCATCCTTCGCCAAGTGACGTGTGCAGTTGCACGTCGAAGGCGTTGTAGACGAGCCGCATGTTCTCTTCGAGCAGGCAGTTCTGCAGCGTCATCTTTGGGTTGGTGACGATGAACTGCTCGTTGATCCCGTAGTAGGTTGCCAGCTGCAACACGTTCCACCCGATGTCCTGCATCGTGGTGTGCATGTAGAGGTAGGCGTTGCGTGGTTGACCGTTGTTGATCCACCACTTCGTCCAGGCCTGAATCGTCAGGTCCAATCGCTTCCGCGGTTGATTGCGCGCGACCGAACCCACGATAAACGAACCCGGCTTCACCTTCTGAGAGAGCGTGAGCTTGTTCAGCGCTTCCTCTTTCGGCATCGGCCGGTAGACTTCCAGGTTGACGCCATGTGGGATGACGTCACATCGTCCGGTGTAGCCACCGAGGATGAGTTGCTTCCGCCCGAAGTTCGTGTAAGCGATCGCTCGCTGGAGCGTGTTGAGCGCGCGACCGGCCATCTGGTTCGGTGCGTCCACCGGCAGGTAGGCGACGACCGGGATGTTGGCTTCGATGTTCTGAAGATACTGCGCCACGTTCCACGGATCGTTGAGGATCAGGATGACGTCCGGCTTGATGGCCCGCACGAGCGGCATCACGCGAGCGACACCCCACACATCCCCGCCGAGGATGGCCGGGTAGAGGTTGTATTGCTTCTGATAGGGTGACGGGTCTCCGCTGTAGTTGACACCCAGCAGATGCACCTCCCACTTGTGGCGCAGGTGCTCCAGCACCGAATGCGTCACGCGGGCGAAGCCGGTCTGTGAGACCGCGTCACCGATCCAGAGGATCTTCTTTTTCGTTGGCTCCATGTTATCGCAATGCCTCCTGCCAGAACCCTGTGACGAGTTTCTTCCAGTCGAATAGTTCGAGCACGTGGGTGCGCTCTGCCGGTGTCACAGGTCTCACCGGCTTCGACAGGATCTCCGTGATGGCCGCGACCACGTCGTCGAAGCCAACCTCCGGAACGTATTCGGCGTGGTCTCCGAACCACCGCCGGTAGTGGGGTGCGTCGAACATGATCGGGCGGGAACCGCACGCCAGTCCTTCGAGTGCCGGCAGTTCAAACCCCTCGATGCGTCGGAGCCCGGCCACGTAGGCGCACTGGCTCCAGAGCTCAGCGACGTCCTCGTCACTGATGTTGTGCATGTAGAGCACGCCCGGTCCCAGTCCCAGCTGCGGACCGAGGTGGAAGAGATTGTGCCCGGTTGCCTTGCATGCCGCGTAGCACTCCTTGACGCCTTCGGTGTCGGCCACGAACCCAGACGTGCCCACCCCGAACCGCTTGCGCGCGGGCTCAGCCGGGCGGAACACGGTCCCATCCACGCCGAGTGGCGCGTGATAGAAGTTGAACGGCGGATCCGGCGTGATCAGATGTCCACGCTTCAGCATGTAGTCGTAGAGATCGTAGTAGCTCCACACGACGCTCGCCCGCTGCCAGTGTGGCAACCATGCTTCCGGCCGCGAGTCTTCCGTCGTGAGCAGACAATACTGGATCATGGCCGTGCGCTGATCATCCCGGATTGTCCACCCCTGCATGGAGCCGTGCCCGATGCAGTGGATGACGACAAGATCCGCAGTCACGGCGTCGTCCACGATCTCGATCTCTGGAGGTGCGTAGCGCGCGAGCGCACTCGCGACGCGGTGCAGTCCCTTCCCGAGATGCGCAGGGACACATTTGACAAAGGCCTTCATGGGTGTTGAATCCTTTCTCGGGCATCGCAGAACAGCGTGAACCCTTTGGCCCACACATCCCGCCCGAAGCCTACCATGGCGTCGTTGTCGATGATGCGGCACTTCCGCGCCACCTCACCGCGCATCACGATACAGGAACCCGTTGAATCGCACGGCGTCGGCCGCTTGAAATCGAGCTCCCCATGGTAGGGTTTGAAAGGACCGAACCGATGTCCGCTCTTGCGGAATGCCCAGATGTCGTAGAACGCGTCGCCCGCGAAGACCAGCGGAGAGATCGCGTCGATCTGCCGCTCGGACTCTCCGCACGGTGTGAGGATGCCGAGTTGGTCAATCAGTCGGATGATCGGCTCCGGACGCCAAACCAAATCCGACTCGATGTAAACCAGCACGTCGTCTTCTTCGCGCACCGTTTCAAGGATGCCGTTACCGACGTAGCTGAGTGCGGCCATGCGCTCCGGTTCCTCGGTCGAGCCGAAAACCCGCTTGCCATGGTTGCGTG